AATCCTAAGAAGTATGTTGGAAGTTATGGCACAAATGGATTTTATTTGAATTTTTCAGATAATTCTGGCACATCAAGTACCACCCTTGGCAAGGATTCAAGCGGTAACGGCAACAACTTCACACCAAATAATTTTTCTGTAGCTGCTGGTGTTGGTAATGACTCTTTAGAAGATACACCAACTAATAATTTTTGTACTTTAAATGCTGTAGCAAAAGGATCTGGTGTTAGTTTGTCACAAGGTAATTTAGGTTATAACTCGTCAGGAAGAGAAGGTGTAGTTGGAACTTTTACTGTTAGCTCTGGCAAATGGTATTGGGAAGTAACGGCATCAGATGTTGGTGCTGATACTCAAGTTGGAATATATGATAATACAGATGGAAAAGGTTTTCCAACATCTTATTTGGGTGCTAACACTTCAAGTTGGGGTGTTATCTCAGGCAATGGGAATACAATTCATAATACAAGTCAAGCTAGTTATGGTAGTAGTTTTAGTGATGGGGATATTCTTATGGTCGCTTTAGATATGGATAATGGTAAATGGTATTTAGGAAAAAACGGATCATGGTATAACTCAGGAAATCCTGCAAGTTCTACTAATCCAGCACATTCTGGCATTACATCTGGTACAGGTTCAATCTCACCAGCCATATCTAACAATACAGAAAATAATATGGATTATCAGTTTAATTTTGGACAAAGGGCATTTACTTACACCCCACCAACAGGATATAAAAAATTAAATTCAGCAAACTTATCCGACCCAACAATACTGTTACCTAATAAACATTTTAATACTGTTCTTTATACTGGGACAGGTTCTGACTTACCAGTAACAGGTGTTGGATTTCAAACAGACTGGGCGTGGATTAAAAACAGATCAAATGCTGGAAACTGGCACGATTTATATGATTCCGTTCGTGGTGTAACAAAAAGAATATTTTCAAACGAAACTGCTGCAGAGCAAACTGAAGCACAAGGATTAAAGGCTTTTAGTTCTGATGGATTTACAGTTGGAAACAATAGTGATGTAGGTTCAAATGGTAATACTTATGTTGCATGGAACTGGAACGCTGGCGATACAGATGGCAAGACTTATACAGTAAAAGTTGTTTCTGATGGTGGTAATAAATATAGATTTGATGATTTTGGAACGTCTGCTGTAACTCTTGACCTTGCTGAAGGTGGTACTTATATCTTTGATCAGTCTGATAGCTCTAACTCTGGACACCCGTTAAGGTTCTCTACTACATCAAATGGTACTCATGGTGGTGGATCTGAATATACAACAGGAGTTACTACGTCAGGCACACCAGGATCTAGTGGAGCTTTCACACAAATAGTTGTAGCTGCTTCTGCTCCTACTCTTTATTATTACTGTACTAATCATAGTGGCATGGGAGGACAGGCCAATACAAACTCAACTCTTGGATCAAGTAATTTTGATGGGACAACACAGTCAACTGCGAAAGTAAATGCTTCAGCAGGTTTTTCAATTGTTACTTATACAGGAACTGGATCAAATACAAATATTGGACATGGATTAGGAGTAACACCACAGGTAGTAATAACTAAGGCTAGAAGTGCAACAAGTGGTTGGGCTGTTCTACATACAGTTGGAGATCCAAACGCTGAATATAGATTAGTTCTAAATGATAATGGTGGTTATTCTGGTTATCAAGGTGGTAATCTTTGGAATGATACTGTACCAACTTCCACTCACTTTAGAGTAAGTTCAGATGCCTCTACTAACGCTAGTAGTGTAACTTATGTGGCTTATGTATTCAGTGAAGTGGCAGGGTATAGCAAGTTTGGAAAATATACAGGCAATGGATCAAGTAATGGCACGTTTATTTTTACAGGCTTTAGTCCAGCATTTATTATGGTGAAGAGAACGGATAGTTCAAATATGTGGTTAATGATGGATAATAAAAGATATACACACAATGTTCATGGTGTCGGTCTTAAAGCAGATACAGCAGAAGCGGAATTTGGTTGGAATCCATCAAAAGATTTTTTATCAAATGGTTTTAAAATAAGGACATCTGATAGTGCTGAAAATGCAAATAATGCAACTTACATTTATTTTGCATTTGCGGAATCACCTTTCAAAAACTCTCGTGCGAGGTAAACTATTATTATGGCATTTAAACTAGACGGAAATCCTTTAGCAGTTGATGTTCCCTTTACAGTAGGGGATATAAATTACCCTGCTAACTGGTTAAGACTATCAACAGCACAAGAGAAAAAAGATCTTGGCATTACTGAGGTTGATGATCCTAAAACATATGACAATAGATTTTACTGGGGCGATGGAACTGCAAAGAAACTTACAGATACAAATGAAGTTGATAAAAATGGCGATCCAGTATTAGATGAAAACGGAGATCAGGTTGTTACTTTAGGTGTTAAATCAGTATTAAAAGCACAGGAAAAAGTTACTGCTGGTAGTTTATTAGCAAGATATGATTGGTACGTTATCAGAAAAGCAGAGTCATCAAAAGCCATCCCAACTGCTATAAAAACTTACAGAACTGCTATTAGAACTGCCTGTGCAACTAGAGAAACAGAGATTGATAACTGTGCAGATACCGCAGCTTTAGTTACTTTGTATGGTTCAAAAGAAGATGGAACTCCTAATATGACACAATATCCAAAAGATCCTAATTCTTAGATTCTGTCATTTGTCTTGTCATTAAAGACATTGTGACGTAAAGAGGAGCTAGTGCCATAATTCCTACGAAGGTTATAATAGTGACAGGCATTAATGCTTTTAAAAATGCTTCTTTAATCATGTTTCAAAAAATTGCAAATGTTTTGAGTATCATCTCATTTTTAATGGTAACTTCTGTTATAGGTGGAGGGTACTTTGGTTATAAGTATGTAATGTCAGACCAATTCCAAAACAAGATGATGAATAAAGTTTTGAAAGGAGTTGGTGGCATGATGCCTAACGTATTAGATAAAGGCTTACCTAAAACAACCGGTATCTCAATACCATTTAACAAATGAACTGTTATTGGTGCAAAACAGAATTAATCGTAGGTGGTGACATTGATATTGAAGATGGTATGGTTGGTTATCCTGATTTTTCAATAATGACTAATTTATCTTGTCCTAAATGTTCTTCAGAAGTAGAAGTATTAAAGAAACGAGATGCCTACGATTGAAATACCTGACATAAGTATTCGTGAGATTTACATCCCAGACGTTCCAGAAATATATAGCTCTCATTACATAACTATTACTAAACCACCTGATATAGATGTTGCTGGCTGTACATATCAGCATCGAGATATAAAAAATACAGGTAATCGTAATTTATTATTAGAAGATCCCAATGGTGTATATAGTACCTGTGATTTTCCTTTTCCTAGCTTTATCCCTCTCGATTATTCTCCTGATAATTTAGTAATTGTAGAAGAGCTTCCTGTTAGTAGTCCTACTCCTGATATGCCAGAGAGTAAACAACCTGCTATACCAGATATTCCAAAAGAAAAAGATATTGAATTACCTTTATGCCCTGGTAAGTCTGACCAACGTGTTGGGGATTTTCGTAACGAAAAACGAGTGGAGCGTGTTATCGGACATAAAAGAGGAGAAGATGGTGTTGAGTGTATAACTCTCTATGAAAACGTCCCATTTAAAGATCAATACATTCCAGAAGTTTCTACTATTGTATCTACTGCTGTTATTGGCTTGGTTGCTGCCAGTACTCCACTTCTTCTTAATGTAGTAAAACCATTAGTAAAACAAATAGTAAAAAAGCTTACAAAGAAAAAAGATAAGTTAGAATAAAAAAACCCTATTCGACATGGCAATGGATAGGGCGTCTAGGTAGGCAAGTTTACCCGTACTTGTCTACTGTAAATTTGATGTATAATAGATATTAGTAGAAGGATTTGTTCCCCTTGAGAGGTTCTAGGCTCTCTCTTAATGCCCACAGCAAACACTCAATAGGCAAGGCCGTTTCATTTTCTTTTACTGCTTTAATTTATGAGTATGTGGGATAACTTGACCTGGTGGAACTGTAACTACAACATCTTCACAAGTAACAGCACTAGGAGTATTAGGCTTAAAGGTAACACCTAATTTTGCTTGCTTTGCACACATCTCTAAACGATATAAACTGATCTCCATTTTAGTTTTCTTAATTAATAATTTCTGAGCTTCTATATTTACTGCACTTGCTTCATGGCAAAGTTTTGGAGATTTTCCTAATGGAATATTTATCTGAGCAGAGATACCATAATTTAAATTAAAGTTCTCTTTTTCAAATCTTGGAGTTTCCTGTACATACTTTATCGCTCCAGTATTCTCATCATAGATATTCTGTTTGGTAACAGTTTCTCTAGGTAATGAAAATGTATGAGAGTCAGTTACATACGGAGTGATTGTAAGACTAGGAGAAGCACAGACAATACCTTGACTCATTCTGAAACTTGGCATAGATGAGGGAGTTATCATGGTGGCATTGTTATTTACGACCCCTTGGGCATTAGAACTGGGACTGGCCACCGTAGTCGAGGCTATGACTGGCTTTTGAGGGATTATTAGTAAAGCTATTGCCCAAATGTAGTTGTAGTTTCTGTTGTTGTGCTTGAATTTATTGTTCTTGTTATTGTCGTTACTGTATCCAATCCTGGTGTTATCAGAGTTTCTTGAAGAGAGAATGCTGCCCCTGGATTTGTGATTGTGAATCTTGGAACGGATTCTAAGTTTGGTGAAGTCCAACTAAAATTTACTCCTCCAACTGTTTGTTCTGTAAGAGTTGTGGCTGTAGGGTTGATGTATTTATTTGTATCGGTGCTTTCAATATTATGTCCTGATGCTGAGTAAGAGTAGCCTGTACGATACTGATGACTTGTGATGGTTTCATTTATTACTGATTCAGATGTTGAAGAAGTCTGACTCGAACCTGATCTAAATTGTGGAACGACAGGAACAGCAAGGGTTCTTACTGGTAATGCTAATAAAACTAACCATAAAAGTCTAGTCAATGGTTATGCGAACGGTAGTTGATCCTACGCAGCTAGTACCACTTCCTCCAGCCGTGCAAGTATGAACACCTGATGAAAGTGAAGTGAGGGCAAGGTTTCCAGCAGTACCACCTGAGCCTACTGTTGTCTGTCCTGATAGATGAGGGATTGTAGCAATACCACTAGAAGGAGTTATCGCAGATGGTGTGGCATCTCCCATAGTAATAGATTCGGTAAGAGAGAAAGCAGATCCCGATGTTGTGACCGCTTTGTCAGTTTGAATTAAAGCTGGAACGCCAGCAGTTAACGATCCAACATTGAGTCCACCAATCTGACCAGCAGTTGTAGATCCTCCAGAAGTTACAGATGGAGTTACATTATTACCTGATATTGAATAAGTCGTTCCAAGTTTATTGGTGACGCTATATGGCATATCAACAGTAATCTGTGCAGAAGTAACAAATTCCTGTTTTATATCAGCGTAAGCTGGTGCTGATAATAGAAATAGAAATGGAAGAAGTTTTTTCATGTGTCTAGTTTACCGTTGGATTTTACGTCTTTCCCAGTAATAGGATCGACTCTGATTACATCAGGTTTACTTGTAATTAATTCTATCGGTTGTTTTATTACTATAGTTTGTACACCACCATTGGTGTTGCCGATATTACCGTTCTCTCCTTCTTTCTTTTTCTTTTTCGCTCCAGTAGCAGCCCC